TGGTATTGTTTTTTTTTTTTTCAAGCAGGAGACGGCATTCGAGTTGGGAGTCCGTCTCGTGGGCTCGGAGATGTGTATAAGGGACAGCGCCTGATCCGCCGCCACCAGCGCCCGCGTCTTCGTCTCCAAGCCCCCAAGGGCGTTGGACGTTTTGCCCAAGGCCCCGGCAGCATCCTGTGCCCCGTCCTCAAACTTGGCAATGACGCCAGCGGCCTCTTTGACCTTGGCCTCTAGGTCGGACAGGTCGGCGGTGAACCTAGTGACGATCTCTTCGGCCATGCCTTAGCGGGAGTGTTTGGCCTTGGCCTTTTTTGCCTGCCTCTGTTGATACAGGATCTTACCAAGGTACTCTTCAGCGGTCATGAGGTAGGTGGTCATATTGGACCGCATCAATGTTTCGTAACCTTCTGGCGTGCTCCCTGCGATGCGGAAGGTGAAGCGGTCGAAGGCTTCCCGCTGCTCTTTGATGCGCTCGGCGAGGATATGGCTTGAAACACTTTCTTCATCCTGTCCTTGTTCGCGGTCCAAGTCGTCAGCAATCGCGCGAAGCCTTCCACGGTAGTGCATGATGCCGACACCAAGGCGCTGAATGTCGGCAGCGCGGTAAAAAAATCGTGGCCAGCTCTCCCCGCCGCTTGGATCATGGTGAACTTCTGAAGGTGGATCGAACGGTCGATCGTGCGGGGATCCTCATCCTCCCTGACGGCGCAAGTGGCCGCAAGGTCGTAGAACACGTCTTCGGGGATGATGCCCGTGGACCGTCGCGAAAGCTCATCGGCCAAAACAACGATGCGTGCGTTGGCTTCGCTGACGGCGGCGGCACCTTTGGCGGGGAGCGCCTGCTCCATCACAATACGCTTGATCTCTGTGCCGATGGCGTCGATATCCTTTCGGGACATGCCGTCTTCGGCCTGACGCATGAGGGCCTCCACCTGCTTGATGCGGGACGGCGGCATGTCGCCCACGTTGGCCCACGAATAGTAAGCCTTGCCGTCCGTGCCGGTGAAGGCGAAGGACAGGCCGTCGAACCCCTTGGGGCGAAGGCTGTTCTCGGCCAGCTTGCGCTTAATGTGGGCGCCGAAAAGACGGTAGATCAGGCTCATTCAAAGGTGTCACATTCCAGTTCGGCCCACTGTGCCTCCCATGCGCTCAGTCCCTTCCGGTAGCTTTCGTTGCTATTCCAGCAATTGAGGCTGTCTGGGTGGTAGAGCTTCAGGGTGGCGCAGTTGGTGATGGCGCTCACGTCCTCCTTGTAGGTGTCGCAAGGGGGATCGTCAGGCGTGCCGCCCTTGGGGTTGAAGCCGGAAGGGGCCACCGTGTCTGCGGTACAGGCGGCAACGGCAAGGACAAAGGGGATTGCGTACTTCATGGGGTTTGGGTTTGAGGTTTAACGCTCATGCGTCGATCAGATCTTGAAGGCCCGCAGCGGCAAGCCAATACAGCGGGAGGATGTATGCGGGTTCGGGCAGCATGTCCAAGGACAGCAGCGCCACAGTGCCCCATACGCTCACTGCACAATGGCCGCACAGGCCCAGCGGCTTGGCAACGGACAGGGGCAGCATGTTTAGGAAGCGACCCACGTAGCCCAGCACCTGCCCCTCGGACACGGCGAAGGACACGCCACGTGCCACAAGGGCCATGATGACTATCGCGACAAGGTGAGCCATTGGGCCGTATAGGTGATGATATCGCCGTCCTCATCCGTGGAACGGGTGAACCGCACCGACGCCGCGTCGTAATCGTCAGCCGAAAAGTCACGGGAGCCGGTGGCCGTATCCCATGCGTACACTTGGAACATCAGCGGGTATCCCCCTTGGTCCAGCACTTCGACACGGTACACATGCCCGGCCACGAAGCTGTTATCGACCTCGCACTCCACGTCCGGCAGCGTCCCCGTGTTGTCTAGGACGGTCTGCCTGCCCGATGCCATGTCGGTGAACCGGATCGTTACGTCCCCTGCGTAGGGGTCATAACCAACGGCTAGCGTCCCGATGTAGAGGGATGCGCCGGGGGTCGGGCACCCGTTGAGCGGGGCGCAACGCGCCACGTTTTGACAGTTCATTACGGTGGGCTTCGATCCATTGCCAAAGATACGTATTAACCGCGTATCTGACGGTATCCAGCAGGTCGGCACGTTGCGCTGCCTTGCTGCGGTCCTTCTTCAAGATGGCCCCTTTATCGTCCACTTCGACCGACTGTAGATCGGCGATCACCCCACGGCATGAGGGGTCCACGCGGAAGTCGCTGAAGTTCGCCAGAACGAAGTTCACGTCCTCCCGGCTCTTCAGGTGCGACGGGTTGGGCCTTACCACTAGCTGACGTGGTGATAGGCGAAGCTGCGTCCGCAGGCTCTCGAAAAGGGATGCCGTGGAATTGAGGCCAACAGATCGGTTCGTTCCGTTGTGGTCGCCCGTTATTTCGAGCAGTGCGGTAGCGCCCACGATGTCACGGATGGCCCGTTGCATGGCGTCGATCGTTCCCTCTTTGATGCTGATCTCGGCGAAGCAATGGGCATGCGTGGGTCCGATGTGCCACAGGGTAGCACAGAAGGGCTCCACGTTGAAGTCGAGGGATACGCGGACCACTTCCCCCGGCCGCATGGCGCAGGGCTTGACATGGCGGTCGGGGTCGAAGGCGAAGGCGAAGGGCCGCAGCACGTCCGGCGACACGTCCCACTCCCCTTCCAACAGGCGGAGCCGGTCGTAACGGTCCATCGTGAGCAGCGTCTTTTCGTAGTTGGCCGCGAACTCTTTGTTCGGGTTGTCCCGTATGGTGGCAAGGATGCAGGCCCGGTATTCCGGCAGGTGTACGGGGTTGCCGTCGGCATCCATCACGAACGCATCGCGGATCCAGTGCCTTCCGGGGTTGCCGGTCATCAGCAGCTTGGGCGTCAGGCCGTATTCGATGTGTTTGTGTCGCAGGCGCGACCTCAGCACTTGGGCGGCACGGGGCTCGATCTCCGGCGCCTCATCGATGAACCCGTCGGTGTATTCCGTGGATCCCAATCGGTTAAAATCGGGGTCGGATGGCAGGTATTGAAGGTATCGGAAGTGCGTTTCCGACCCGTTGGACCACCGAAGGGTGTGATCTTGTGCGTTGTACGTGTAGTGCTCCCCCATGCGGTAGCCCATCTCACCGGCCACGTAAAAGAACGTGGTGAGGGTGCTGTCGCGAAGGGCGGGGAAGTTTTCACGGCCGATCAGCCCACGGGTGCCGGGGTATCGAACGCGGGCGTCGATCTGCCATAGACATCCGAAGGCCGATTTTCCCGATCCGGCACCACCGCCAAAGAATACCTCGACGACCTCGGCATGTTCAGGCAGGGTCAGCAAGTCCCACGCTTGCGACTGCTTATCGGACAGGTTGACGCCTTCAGGGCTTACGAACGACATTGATTGGGGGTGGCACAAGGGGGGCGCCATCCTTGCCCGTGTGCTCATGAGATGTTTTAGGCTTGCCATGCACGCGGTCCATCATCGCCTGAAGAACATCCCACCCGTCTGCCGTCAACATCGCCTTCCCGACGATGCGCAGCGACATGGGCTGTGCCTTGTCTTTCACCATCTCTGCCAGCTCATCCTCTGGCACGTTCAGCAGCATCTCGAAGGCTTCTACAACGGTTCCAGCCGTGGCACGCTCATATCCCTTGGCCTTCAGCTCACGCACGATGCCGGAAAGGAGCTTTGGGGGGCGTCCGTGCGGGTTGCCTGTCTCCCCCTTGTTCTGGTGGACTATCGCGCCGCCGTGCGGCTGTGGCACCTTACGTGGCATCCGATGTTAGTCCGATGATAAGTTGAGCGCCGGGGTCGGGATCGAACCGCCTACCTCCCCACCGGAAGTGGGGTGCTCTACCGATGAGCTACCGGCGCGTTTAGGATAGGGTTTGCACAGGTGTTCAACCTTGCGCTTCATTGCTTCATCAAGTGGGTAAAGATACTTGTGCTTGCCTGATGCCGGAACATTGACCGACCCTTTAGGTCTTGTTGTTCCGTACAAGCTATATGCTTGCCTTCGGTGCATCTTCTTCCCGTTTACCACAACAGATGATTCTCCGCCGAAATAACCTTCGTATGTCCAACCTGTTGCTTGATATATGCCGCCGTGGTGGTCTTGTCCTGTGTCGGCATAACTAACGACCAAGCGCATTCCGGGGTTGTTTTCTCTGAGCATCTTCATGGCAAATCGCATGATGCGAGATACCGGCCAAATATGGCTCCTTAGTGCAACCCTGACAAGTTCACAAACTTCTACCTGAACCAATCCATACGGTTTACCGATGTTGCCATTTGCACCGTATGCAAATATCACGGATCCAATGAACTTGTCATCTTCCCATGCACCAACCTTGAACAACTTGCCAGCAGGTAGCGACCGGCTATAATGCCAGTTCTCAACAGCATACTTCGCCGCTTCATGGCTACATGGTGCCACCTTCAGGACGGGCTTATCGCTGGAACTCATGGCCGCACTTGGGGCAGGTTACAGGCGTCTTCTCATCCAGCCTCGGCTGTTCATCCATCGGCACAGGGTCGAAGTCGGGCATCACAGGCAGATCAACCCCCCATTCTCCGAGCTTATCTGCATCCCACTCATTCGCCAGTTGGTCATAGTTCCATTCCCCGAATCCCACGTTGTCCTTGATGATGAACTCACGGCGCTGCTCTTCGGTCCATTCGTCGGCAAGGATCACAGGCACCTCCTTCATCTTCAGGTCTTGGCAAGCGCGCAGGCGCATATTGCCGCCGAGCACCATCAGCTTGCCGTCGGTATCAGTTACGGCCACAATGGGCCGCTTGTTCAGCATGTCGGGGAACGACTGAATGGACGTCTTAAGCTTGATGAACTTTTCGTCCCGTAGCACGCGTGGGTTGGTCGGGTTAGCCCTTAGGGAGTTGATGTTGACCTTTTCCATGGAAAGTATCTACAAAGATAGTGCAATCAGAACCCCGGCAAGGACAACGCACACGCCAACAAACGCAAGAAATGCCCCCATTGGGTCTTCGCCCATTCCGCCCGGACCCTTTCTCCCACGGCCCGAACTAAAGGCCGATGTAAATGCCGCTGTGCCAGCTGCCGCGCTGCTCATGGTCAGTACTTTTCGACCTTCGGCCCGTCGCCGTTATGCCGCAGGTCGGGGTTACACAGTTCGTCCATATCGTCCAGAAACTCCCGTTCGGCCTCGGTCAAGGCGACCCGCTGGAAACCCGCCTTGGGGCGCACCAGCTTAGATACGATCGATGCCCATGCCGCTGCCTCTGCTGGCGACATGGTGAATTCGTATAGCTCGTGGCGTTCGGCGTTCATTTGGGCCACTTTACTTTGTTCCCGCATCCGGGGCAGTACATCCACACGTCAGGCATGACGGGGGCGCTGCACTCTGAACACGAACACCCGTCGATGCCTCCGTGATCGCCGCACATGGCGTCAACCTCTCTCACCAGCCGCAGGTGCCCATGCGTGATCAGGTCTTCGTATTCATTGCGGATGCGATCGCACAGGTTAAAGTCGTCCTCCGCCCGCTGAAGGTGCATGGTGATGATCTCATCACTACACAGCGGCTTCCGTTCGTTGCTCATCGGCCCTGCGCGATCTGTTGGGCCTTTAGGTCGGCGGCTTCCTGCTGGAAATACGCCGTCCGCATCAACTCATCGTAAGCTCGAAGCTCGCCGGGCTTCATGCTCGTCACAAGGCACGGCCTATGCGGTTCCTCGGCCACCACAAGGCGCAGGGCCTCATAGGCTTCGATGTCCTTAGCCATGGCGGCGGCACGGTCGAAAACGTCAGCGAACTTCGGCATAGCGGTCGAAGGCTTTACGGGTTTTGTTGTTGGCGGACAGGTTCAGACCCACACCCAGCGCCACAAGTGGAACGCCGAAGGCAAGGTGTGCGTCGCTGTTGTCCACCGTCTCGTTATTGCGATGGGTTATCTCCCCCAGCAGGATGGCGGCAAGGCCCACCGATCCGGTGATGATGCCGACCGTTCGTTCGGTGGTGGCCCGCTGCATCTGGACTTCTGGGCTAGGCCACATAGGGCCATGCTGGGCCATGCTCGAAAGCCCACACAAGATCAATAATGAGGTAAGTAATGCTTTCATCGGTTACGGCTGGGTGTGTGTATGGGTCGTCCGTCAAAAGAACGTAAGCTGCGCCACCTTCGACAGCGCCTGACCCATTAGAGTCCAAAAGTACGTAGCCAACTCCCAAAGGATCCGACCCGCTGTGGTGGCGTACAGGATGACCCACAGTAGGCCAATAGTAGCATGGAGCGTCCATCGCGTGATGTTCTTTGCGGCTTGTCTCATCGGTCAAAGGTAATGGGGATGCTGTCCAAATAGTACCCTTCGCGCACACTTTTTTCCCGCATCTCATCGGGTGAGTAGATGACGGCGCCCACGGCGTCGATCCGCTGGGATAGTGTGCCGTGCGGTCGCTTGCCCGGCCGGTTCTTTCCGTAGTACCCCGCATGGTAGGATCGGGGCTGCATGGCGTAGGCGATCGGCGGCATCCCTTCGCGCATCTGTATGCGACGGATCAACCCATCTTGTTCGATCCATGCCCCCTTGAACGGGTCAGGGGTCAGGATGGACCGGATATAGGCCCGTGGGTTAAGGTAGTATTCCGGGCGTATGTGGGGGCCAATGTGGGCAAGGAAGGCGTCCGCCCGGAACGATACCCCGATGCCCCGGTAGGTGCCGTGCGAGGTCTTCAGGCCCGTTCCCGGATGCTCCGTCTCTTCCCCGCCGTTGCAGTTGTCAGAGGTGATGACCGCGAAGTAGTCGCCCGTCCCGTGTGCCGTGGCGCTGAAGGTGAAATGATCCGGGCCGATCATCACGTCATCTTCGACAAGGTGGACGATCGACCCATCGTGGGCGTTCTTGGCCGCTTGGTAAAGGCCCCCAAGCACGTTGGCCGATTGCTTTGTTGATCCGTGGAACGGGTGCTTTGGGGCGATGGACACGTCAGCCGGGAGGTGGCCGTACATGCGCAGGACATCGTGGATCTCGCGGTCGTACCCGTGGTCAAGGCGGAATGTGATGCGCAGGTTGTCGGGCTTGTCTGCCTTGTCGATGCGGGACAGGCAGTGCCACAGCATTTCGGGACGCCCGAAGGCGGTGATGACTACGCG